TCGTTCGATTGCGTGATGATCACGATGAACAGCGGCTCGGTGCGCGCGCCGAACGAGGTGTCGAACACGTCGTAGAGCGCGCGGCTCTTGGCCTGGGCCAGCTCATCATAGATGACGACGGTCGGCAGATAGCCGTGCTTGGTGCCGGCCTCAGCCGACACCGCGCGATAGATCGAGCCGGTCCGCCGCACCACCATCGTCTTGGTCGACGGGATGATGTCGATCTCGGCGCGAAGCTCGGGCTCGAGTTCGACCATCTGCTTGGCGAACTTGAACACGATCGCCGCCTGATCGCGATCATTCGCGGCGCTGTAGATTTCGCCGTTCGGGATCGCCTCGGGGCCGATCAGGTGCGCGAGCGCGATGCAGGCGATCAGCGCCGTCTTGCCGTTCTTGCGCGCGATGGAAAGGATCGCGCGACGCACCACGCGCCGGATGCCGATGTGCGGCTCGTAGATGTCGCGGATGAATTTCTTTTCCCACGCGTCGAGCCGGAACGGTTTGCCTTGGCCGGCGCCGCTCGGAATCGTCAGCCGTTCGATGAACGCGATGACGTTGCGCGCGCGCCGCCGGCCGAGCGCGCTGCGCTTAGGCGAGTAGCCCGGTGAACTTGCTAGGCCGCCCTTCGCCAAAAGGCCCGGCGGCAATGCGTGCTCTGGCGCTTGGGGAGAGTCCAAATTCTGCGGCATATCGCACCATGTCGGACGCGGCGCGCGCGGCCGTACCGACCAGCGGGTTTTGCATCGGCGTCTTGTTCGCGGTTCTGACCATCAGGCCGCCGAGCAGCGGATCGCGCTTCGCCATCTCGGCGAGCGCGGCTTCGGCGGCGCGCCAGCGCGCGAACGCTTGGCAGTAGGCGGCGAGCACGCTCGTGTCGCTCTCGGCGAGCAGGCTCATGCGCGCAAGCTCGGCCGCGACGCGATTCCATTCCTGCGCCGCGTCGCCGCCGAGATACGCGGGCGGCGGCGGCGGCGCGACGAATAGAGTCGGCTGCGGCTCGTGCGCGGGCAGCGGACGATGGCCGGGGTTGCCGCGCAGCACTTTGAGATGCGTCGGCATCGGCTTGGGTCCTCGCATTTGCGCTCCTGTTTTTCGGGCCGCGTGCCCCGGTTTTCGGCGTGGATTTGCCGTGCGGAAATGCCGGCCGTTTCCAGGGTTCGCGTGGGGAAGTCTCTAAAAACGCAATGTTTTCAATGGTCTACATGTCCACAAAATCCCTTGCAAAAGTGCCATTTCGGCACTACTTTATGAGTGTCGGGCCGCAGTAGCGAGCCCCGGCGCGGCGGCGGCAGTAGCCAGACCGCCTGCGGGTCCGAAGCCCAAAGTAGCCCCTGGACGAACGGCGACCCTTCGGCGTGATCCCCACGAACAATGGCGACTGATCAGGCCCACGGGCCGGGATCGAGCAATGCCGATCATTGAGAACGCGTGGGGGCCGAGACGGGGAACTGCAGAGCACGCGAGACCGCAGAGAACGAAGCGCCCCATCCGAAAATCTGAAATCTGAAATTTGGATACATCAAACACTGCGGCTCACGAGCCGCAGCATTGATGCATCTCGCATCCCCGCCGCTGCAAACGGCCATCACGAAGGAGTCACCACATGACAACCGCGACGCTTCCCGAAATCAGCGAAGTGACGATTGCGCGCGCCGCGATCCTGCTTCGCCGCTACATCGCCAAGAAAAAGTCGACGATGCTTTGGGGGCCTCCCGGCATCGGCAAGTCGGCGATCGTCTACCAGATCGCCGCCGGGCTCGACTGGAAGGTCATCGACTTCCGCGCCAACATTCGCGAGCCGGTCGACGTGCGCGGCATCCCGGTGCCCGATCTGAAAACCGGCACCACGCGCTGGCTCACGCCCGACGAGCTTCCGCGCGTCGAGCGCGACGGCGAGCACGGCATCCTGTTCCTCGACGAGATCAACACGGCGTCGCCGCAGATGATGGCGGTGCTGTTCCAACTCATTTGGGAGCGCAAGGTCGGCGACTACACGCTGCCCGATGGTTGGGTGATCGTCGCGGCCGGCAATCGCGTGAGCGATCGTGCCGCCGCGCAGAGGATGCCGACCGCGCTGCGCAATCGCTTCGCGCACATTTACGTCACGGTCGACGTGAAGGCGTGGTGCGATTGGGCGAACGCCAACAGCGTCGCGCCCGAGCTTGTCGCCTTCATCCGGCTTCGCGGCAAGGACGTGCTGCACGTCATGCCGCGCGGCGACGAGAACGCGTTCCCGACGCCGCGGTCGCTGACCGACTCCGCGGAATACGTGAACGAGCCGAAGGACGTTCGGTTGTCGCTGTTCGCCGGCTGCATCGGCGAGGGGACGGCGGCCGAGTTCGACGGCTTCATCGAGCTTTACCGATCGTTCGGTTCGCTCGAAGACATCATCGCTGACCCGAAGGGCGCGCCGGTGCCGACCGAGCCGTCCGCACGCTATGCGGTTTGCACCGGCGTCGCCCGGTTGGCGAACCGCAAGAACCTTCCCGCGATCATCGAGTATGCGAAGCGGCTGCCACGCGAGAATCAAATCCTCGTCGTGCATGACGCGACCACGCGCGATCCGTCGCTGAAGGAAACGACCGCCTATGGCAAATGGGCGGTCGATAACCAGGACATCATTCTGCAGATGTCGTGAACCGAATGAGAAAATCCGGCGGGACGCAAGTGGGGGACACTGCCCCGCCGGATTATTCGCGCCAGAACGATCCAAGGTGCTGGCGCAAATTGAAGCACGCCGCTGCAACGGCGATCACGAACAGGAGTCACCACCATGCCCAAGAAAATCGCGACGCCGCTCGCCCGCAAGGCGGTGCTTGTGTCGGTCAACATCTCGCAATGGACCGCGCGCAAGATGGACAAGCGGATCACCGACGAAGTCAACCGCAAGCACGGCGCGGCGGACGACGCCGGCCGCTACAACAAGCTGCTGATCGAGGCCGAGCGCCTCGCCAAGCTCAACGCGCTGGTCTCGTCGGCGCGCACGATGCACTACGACATGACGCGCCCGTGGGCGGATGAAGGCCCGCGCATCCTGCCGAACGCCTTGTTCGTCAAATTCTCCGAGAAGTTTCGCGAGATCAAGCGGCAGTTCGAAACGGCTGCCGACGAATTTGCGCGCGGCTATCCGGACTTCATCGCCGAGCGCAAGCGCGCGCTCAACGGCCTGTTCAACGCGGCCGACTATCCGCCGGTCAGCCAGATCAGGGGCAAGTTCAAGCTCGACATGACGATCCTGCCGTTTCCGGACGCCGCGGATTTCCGCGCCGACCTGGACGACGACACGGTCGAAGATATCAAGCGCGAGATCGCCGACACGTCGGCGCGCGTGATCGACGACGCGATGAAGCACACGGCGCAACAGATCGTCGACACCGTGGGCCACATGGCGACCAAGCTGAAGGAATACAACGCGGGCGCCAAGGGCGACGGCTCGCGCAAATTCTTTCTCAACTCGCTGGTCGACAACGTCCGCGATCTCGCGGACCTGCTGCCGGCCTTCAACCTCACTGACGACCCGAAGCTCGACGCGATCACGACGCGCATCAAAAAGGAATTGTGCGTCGAGGATGCCGGCGAGCTTCGCAAGAACGATGCCGCGCGCGAGTCGGTGCAAAAGAGCGCCGACGAAATCGTCGCGGTCGTTTCGCAATTCCTCGCCTAACCGCGCTGCAAACGCGGTCAACCCAACGGAGTCACCACCATGACCGACCATGCCAGCACCACGGCGATCGAGCGCGTGCATAAGGCGCGCACCGAATTGATCATGTCGCGCCGGTTCTATGGCGTGCTGGTCGCCAACGTCGAGCCGGTGATCAGCCGGAAGCACGAGACCGCGGCGACGAACGGCAAGCGCCACTTCTGGAATCCCGACTACGTCGCCGAGCTTACGCAGACACAGCTTATCGCGGTGCAGGCGCACGAGAGCGAGCACGATGCGCGCAAGCACTCGTCGCGCCGCCTTGGCCGCGATCCGGAGAAGTGGAACGAAGCTTGCGACTACGCGATCAACATCGATCTGCACACCGAAGGCTTCGACCTTCCGCCCGGCGTGTTGATCGACGCGAAGTATCGCGGGTGGAGCGCGGAAGACATCTACCGCGCCCGCGAGATCGATGAAGCCGTGCAGCGGCAGCAACAGCCGCAGCCGCAGCCGCAGGACGGCGACGACGAGTCGGGCGACGATGCCGGCGACGACCAGGGCGACGATCGCGACGACGCGGCCGGCGACGACCAGGGCGACGCCAGCGACGCGGCCGGCGATGATGCCGACCAGGGCGGCGACGAGGCCGGCGAGGAAGCCGGCGACGGCGAGGGCCAGGACGGCAGCGAGGCCGGCGACGAGGCCGGCGGCAAAGGCCAGGGCGGCGGCGAGGAAGCCGGCGACGAAGGCCAGGGCGGCGGCGCGGGCGAAGCCGGTGGCGACGCCGACGCTGACGGCCAGGGCGGCGCAGGCGACGGCGACGACGATGGCGAGCCCGGTGCGGGCAAGCCGGTCGTCGGCGACGTCGGCCGCTGCGGCGAGG